TTTTTGATTCGTAATGAGTCAAAAATTAAGCAAGGCCAAAAACAATGAAGTTTTCAGTAAACCCATCCAAGGATGTTTCCTTGCGAAACGATATGGTGGCAAGAGAGCTTACTGGAACTGGATACGAGCCAGTACCAGAAGAGATAAGAAGGATTGCCCCAATTGAGAAAGCTAGAGAATACGCCAAGCAAGCACCGCAAGTACAACAATCTGTGCCAGAACAACCAGAACTTGACTTCATAGAGGAACAACAGCCTATGCAAACAAAACCAGAACAAGATGCACTACAAACAGCAGCGTTAAAGACGATTGATTTTGAGGCAAGGAAGGACAAGCAAGGAAACGTGCAGGTCTATAAATTGCCAGCAGGAGATATGGGTGGTAATTTTGAGGTTGCTGGTATTAACGACAAGTATCATCCAGATGCCTTCAAAAGAATCTCATCGCTCCCAGCGCAAGAAAGAGCGCAGGCTGCGGCACAATACGTCAAAGAGTACACCAGCCCATTCGTCTCTAAACTTCCCCAAGAAGTCCAACCATTCGCACAGGATCTCGCGTTTAATCGCGGGATGGGCGGCGCAACGAAGTACATCCAGCAAGGATTGAACACGCTGGGGCAGAAGGTGACGGTAGATGGAGGATTAGGTCCGAAGACATTGCAAGCCATCAACCAAGTCGACCCAAAGGCGTTAATGCGTGCAGCCAGCGATGCTCAATTGCAAGACGAATACCGAATGGCTCAACGCAACCCAGCCAGAAAGAAGTTTATTGGTGGACTCGAAAGCAGAATACGAAATAGGCTCGCAATATTTGGAGCTTAATCATTGTCCTCTTCTTGAGATCCAACCCAAACAGCACCTTCATTCATATAGGCAGAACCAGCCTTAATCGTTGTGGAAGTTCCGTAAAAGAAATTCTTAGACTTCGATATGAATGTTTCATCTTTTCCAACAACACTACTTCCAGACTTATAATAAAAACCATCAGTTGAAATTATTGACCTACCAGATGACGATGAATAAGCCATTCCACCATCCTCGGATATTACGCATCCACGGCCACATGAGAATCCGTTGCGTTTTAGCACTGCTCCCACAAAATCAGCAGCGTCAGCTTCATCATCATCAGCCATCACCGATGCCATCAGCATCGCCGTCAGTGTCATAGTTATTATTGCTTTCATTGGGAAAAGTCTCTAGCACAAACCGAATGCCGTCAAGGATGAAATTAACATCACGCCAAGTTGGTGCGGTAGGAGTAGCTCGCGTTACTGGCGCGTTGCTGCGGTGCGGATACAACGTGCTTACGCCCTACGAGGATTTTGCTGGGTACGATGTGGTGGCAGAGAAGAATAATAAGTTTTACCGCATCCAAGTTAAGACTGCCCAAGCGATAGAACCTGGGCGCACCAAGTACCGCTTTACTACCAGCAGTGGCAATGGCTTTAATATCCCCAAGCGAGCTATCAGTGGCGTGGATTACGTTGCCTGCTGGGGTATGAACGATGATCTATTCTGGCTGTTGCCAATCGCCAAGTGCAAAAGCATAACAACTAAGCTTTGCCCCTCGACAGGTCAGAACTGGCGTGTATTCCAAAGCTTGTGAACGAGAAAGAGGCTTGGGCTAAGTTCGAGGAAGGTCTGAAGGATATGGAGTCCTTTGATGAGGCTGTGGCTTGGGTTAAGAAGAACAAGAAGATAGTTGAGAAACTGACCATGATGGCAATGATTAGGCGATTTAATGAGGATATTAGCCACGCTAATAAGACTTGGCGGAACTGAAATAGATTAAAATATATATCGACACCATCGCAGGTTGACAGCTAAACCCGATAGATGGGCAAAATCAATAGTCGGGCTAAAGGTGCAGCGGGTGAGCGAGAGTTAGCAAATTACCTGCGCGAACAAGGATGGCAGAAGGCTCGCCGTAGCCAACAGTTTGCAGGCAATCCAGAAGGCGGTAGCGGTGATGTGGTTTGCGAGAACTTCCCATTTCACATTGAAGGCAAGCGTTGCCAAGCACTCAAGCCCGAAGATTGGATGGAGCAATCCAAGCGTGATTGTCCGAAGGGCAAGATCCCATCTGTATTCTTCCGCCGTAACGGACGCAAGGAATGGCTAGTCATACTAACCGCCGACAGCGTGTGCGAATTGGCTCGACAGATCGCGCCCGCCAATGTCACTATCGAGTATGCAAAGACCGCAACCATCGCGCAGGGCTTCTACGTTAAGTCACCAGCTTTTGAAGACCTTACCCCAACAACAATAAACCCAAATAAATAAAGGAGATACTACAATGGCACTAACCATAAGTGAATCGCAGAAGATGGAACGCAAGTTGCCCGAAGCTGGAGCAACGGTTGGCGTTCTTTACAGCCTAGTTGACCTAGGCCACCAGAAAACCAATTGGGACAACCAAGAGAAGTGGACACCTAAAGTCCGCTTGACCTTCGAGTTGCCCGATCAAACCGATGAGTTCGAGGTCGAGGAGAATGGCAAACGCACCACGGTCCAAAAGCCTATGGTCGTTTCCATCGAACAAACCCGCAGCCTTGGAGAGAAAGCAAGCCTTCGCAAGCTTCTCGAACAATGGCGCGGTCAGACATTCACATCCAAGGAACTCCAAGCATTCAGCTTGAAGAACCTATTGGGCAAGCCAGCTATGCTAACGCTGATCCACAAGACCAGCCAGCAGGGTCGGCAATACTGCGCCATCGCGGGTGCATCCAAACTGCCCAAGGGTATGAAAGCACCAGCTACCACCACCAACGATCAGTTGTACTACGAGATCGAACAGGGTGAGGCTGGTCAGTTCAACGATATGCCCGATTGGTTGCAGGAAAAAATCCGCGCATCCAAGGAGTTTGCTACCGCTGCTGGTAAGTCCACGGCCACTAAGGTCGAGGTGGACGCAGACGGCAATCAAGTGCCATTCTAAATTGTATGGCTCTTACAATCACAGCGAAAGAGCCATCGACAACCAGACTTGTTCAAGCCGAGTCTGGAGGTCATTGGTACTCAGAAAATGGTGAGTCGGCTCACGTTGTCATTGGAAAGAATGGCAAGGAAAGAAACACTACTGTTGCTGACGCACGCAAGATGGGATTGCTCCCTAGCGTTACCAGCGTGCAGTCAATTTTGGAGAAGCCACAACTCACTGCGTGGAAAATTTCCACAGCCGTAGAGTCTGCGCTTACCCTACCAAAGGAGGAAAATGAAACACTCGAAGAATACGCAAGAAGGGTCGTTGAGGACAGCAAGGCGCAAACCAAGAAAGCCGCAGAGCATGGGACGGCAGTTCATACCGAAATGGAAAATATCCTTTTGGGACGTAGTTGCTCCACAGATGAAGTCCTTAAACCTTACATCGAAACCTTTAGAAAATGGGCAAGTGAAAATGTCGAGAAAACGCACTGGTGCGAAAGAGCCTTGGTCGGTCCTGGTTACGCTGGCCGATGTGATGCCTACGTCCGACTAAAGGGAATTGGAGATGCTATCATCGACCTAAAGAATCGTAAGGTTAACAAGAAGTACAACACGCCTCCATTCTATCCAACCGATGCGCAACAGCTTTGGGCGTATAGAAATGCAAGCGAGAATCCTAAGGCAGCCTGCGTGTCAGTTGTTCTGGCATCCAATGATCCAGAATACATAGAGCATCATCAGTGGGACGAAGACGAACTATACCAAGCTGGCATTGCCTTCTGTGCAATGCAGAAAGTCTGGGCTTGGGTCAAGGGCTACACGCCTCCTGGGATGAAATTATGATCGACCCAGCAGATGTCTTGTGGCTAGAAGGATTACTGGACCAATTCTATAGGAGTTTAGCAAAATGACTGCACCAACAATCCAAGAGATGGGCAACGCCGCGCAGGAGATAGTCTGGCGCGTTATGGGTAAAGGATCGGACAAGTCTGCCTACGGCGATTGGTTGGAGAAGGATCGACCTACCCATGATTACCATATTGCACGCGCTGTTCGTCACCTAGCCACAGCACAGATGCAACTCCACAAGTCATCGCCTTGTCCAGATAATAACGGTGAAACAAGTGTTGACCATCTTGAGCGTGCGCTGGTAAGGTCGCTCTTCGTGTTAGCTCAAATAAAGAAAGAGGTACCAAGATTATGAGATGGATTAAGAAAGAGTTTGACGAAGACGGCAAGCCAGAGTGGGCGGTTTACATTGACGAAGCTGGCGAAGGCAATGAAGAGGATTGGTCGCACTTTGATACCTATCCTTCCAGGGATGAAGCAGTCGAAGCCTGCTGGAAGTTCACTTGGGAAGACTACGATTGTAACGACAAATGAAACAAGCATTAGTAACTCAATCGTTCGGTGAGGATTGGCAGAAGATTATTGATCTGACTAGGCCAAGGATGGAGGCGTACTGCAAACGCCATAGCACTGACTTCATTCTGATTGACAAGCCTCTTACCCATCCAGCCCAATACTCAAAGTCTGCCATTGGAAACATCATGGCTACTAAAGGCTATGACCAGGTGACATTCGTTGACGCTGATGTTTTGATTGCAGCCGATTGCCCCAAGCTATCCGATGACGCTGGCGTGTTCTGTGCCTTTGACGAAGGAGCTTATCTGGATCGCAAGCCAGAGATGGTTAAGCTGGCGGGAGCTTTCGGCGGAGTGATCGAGCCTAAGTTCTATGTCAACACTGGCGTATTCGTAGTTCATACCAAGGCCGTTGGTATCTTATCAATGCCACCTATTGGTCTGCACCCAAACCACTTTGCCGAGCAGACATGGCTCAACGTGATGGCGCACCTGTGGAACATCCCGCTGACCGAGCTTGACCCGTCCTTCAATTGTATGACCAGCGTGGAGTCGCACTTTGGATTGGACCGCTACAAGGACGCGATGATTATTCATTACGCTGGGCAGTCGAACGATCTAACCAAGTTAGCTAACCAGATTAAAGCTGACGAAGCGAAGCTGGTGGAGCTGGGTCGGTGAGGTCAACCCAACTATGTCGCGGTGATTACGATGACAGGGTGCAGCAGTTGGCTGGAGAGGTTGCGCTCCAAGCTATCCGCGACCTGCGGATGTTACGCAAGCGAGGGATGGTTAAGGGCATGAAGATTGTTAAGGGTCACCAAGGCGTGCCACTCAACGATGCGCTGGAGTATAAGAACTCGCACGAGGTGCAGAAGCTACTGCGTGACTTTAAGACGGGCGTTGTCTCTTGGTGGTGCAGAGCCAGCGGGGTGCAGATCGATAATAGAACGCTGTTACGGAAGCTAAAGGAAAACGACTATGTTTTGCCTACTTGATCTGGCTGGAGTTGTTTGGGTAATCGGTTGGTTTGTGCTTTACAGTTCGCTGACTTTGTCGGCAATCTACTGCGCTGGTTACTTGATCTTCAAGTTAATCGAAATCATAAGAAAGGAACTAGACAGATGAAAAAGAAAAATAGAAAGATAACTCTGGTAAAAACATTAGAGCAAGAATCCGTAAGGGTAATGATCGATGTCGACGATGATCTCTACGAGGCGTTGGCAAGGGCTGGCCGTCAGCACTTGGCTAAAGATAAGATGGCTTGCTTTGAGTACGCTTTGAACAAGGCGTTGCTGGAACTATGCGAGGAACTCAAATGACCGAGTTTAAGCAGAAGGTATTGACCGCATCAGTAGATCGCTACGTCCTGACCAAGACGCAGTGTGAGATGCTGCGCCAGGATGCAGAAGTGATCGGGATGAAGCGTGCGCCAGTGCTGTCGAAAGATGGAGTAACACGTACGGTATCGCGTACGCGAACCTGCTCATCGTGCTGGATTCCGTATGCCAAGCATTATAACTGGATCTACAATATTATGCGCGAGATTACGGACGGCATCAATGCCGAGCAATGGCGTTTCGACATCCAAGGCATCCAACAGTTGCAGATACTGCGATACCGCCCGCTACAGAAGTTCTCTTGGCATTGGGACACCTACACATCCGAAGCACCAGTTCGCAAGCTGACGGCTGTGGTCAACCTATCCGCGCCAGAGGAGTATATCGGAGGAGGGTTGCAGGTTAAGGCTGACATGGAGAACGCTCAGTTCGTCCGCGAGCAAGGAGCAGGTTGCTGGTTTCCGTCCTACCTAGAGCATCGTGCGCGTGCGCCTATATGGGGAACGCGCTGGGTGTTGGTGGCTTGGTTTACTGGACCTGCTTGGCGATAATGGCAACGCTCAACGAGAACATCCCTAGCTTCAAGGCT